TTTTTCAAAAGCTAAATATGTTAAACATTCATGTAATTTGAGATAGGTGACTTCGTCAAATCTTGTAATGTCTCCTCTACTAATTCCATATATAGATTGATACCAGCCCCATTTTCTAGCAAAGTTTGATTCAATTGTATATTGTCCTTCTGATTCTGTAAAGATCTCAGGGTATTTATTGATAAGTCCTTGCTTAAACTGTAAAAAAAAATAATGGTTGACATAACTACAGATAATGGCATTTTTTTCATATTACTATTTATACCTTTATATTCTTCTATTAAATACTTATCTCTATCTTTGTATGTAATTGGTCTAAATAAAACAGACATAGCTTTATCCATAGTAGACCAATCACTGAAGTAATTATCTAAGTCTATGTATTCTCCAAATGTCATTTCATCTAACTTAGGTATGAAACCATAGTGGATGCCATTTAAAACAAATGATCTTTTGAATTTGGATTTTTTTTTAAATAGATTATCTATATGTTGTAGTACTTTATTAAGACTTGTATACTTTATTTTTACAATTTCTTTTAAGTCTATATTGCAAAATATTTCTACCATCTTTTGGTTTATAAAGTTACTACTTTCTTTACCATCAGATATTTTGTGGAATTTTTGGTATTGCTCTAAAGTTATATCATCTAAAGAGCTTGGTATATATATGTCTAACTTCATATTAATACAATAAAAAATTAGACCTTTTGTATAAAAGCAATTACATTAATTTGTTTCCAAATCTTCTAGCATAATAATGTGAGTATACTTTTTGTAAAGCTTTAGTTAATTCTTTCTCTTGTTTATATTCTAGTTTTCCTAATAATAGTTTACCATCACAATTAATTTCTATCTTAACGTAATGTTTTCTTCTACCAGATGAAGCTCTATATGTTTCTTGTTGAGGTATAGGATAAGCTATTATATTATTTTTAAAACACCACCTCATTTCTTTATAAGTTCCATCATCTACAAACTCATCATTGTTCCTGAATCTCATCAACGTCTATTCTATTGTTTAATAGTTCTATTATTGCAAATATTTGTTCTTCTTTTTCCTTTTTAGTTTTTGCAATTTCTTTTACTCTAATCCAAAAATGATTAGATTGTTTTGGCATAAATAAATCTTTTATTAAATTACCAAATTTTCTCATTGGTCTATAAACCTTAGTGAATTTTGTTATTTTCATAATTAAATATAATAAATTTTCTCGTTTTTATTTGCTATTTTCCACTTATCTCCTATATAATAATTCCAATAAGCTTTAATGCTATTACTCTCTACTTTGTATTCATTAGGCATACATTGTGGAGGTTCTACAAATTTTATTGTTGGCATACTTAATGGTGCATTAGCTAATACGTCTGAACACTTAATAATTGTTTTATGTGTTTTATTATATCTTTTGGTATATTCATTACCTAAAGCTAACATGTGATTGTATAACCAATAATAATGTTTTGTATTTTGCCTTGTCCATATGGTTGATGGATGATTATAATGTGCTTTTTTATATGGTACATTTTCATTACCATAATGTCTATGTGCTGTGCATAACATTTGTGCTGATTCTAATATCATTTTTACAACATGTTTGTTATATTGATATTTAGCTGCTTTTACAGGATCTTTATCTAAATAAAATATATTCATTAATATAGATATTTTAATTGTAAATAAGTTCCTATAAGAAAGATTGTCCAAATTAACAATCCCCAAGTAAATGATTCTAAAAATTGTTTCATATAAATGTTTTTGTTATTGCTAATATAATAAACATTTTATTAACAAAAAAATATTTTTAACAAAACTTTAACATTTACCAAATATGGTATTCTCCTTTGTTTGGATCTTCTAGTTGAGAAGTTATAGCATAACGTAGTGCATCTATAGCGTGGTTATATGCATCAATAGGTTTATTTAATACATTACCTTGTTTATCACTCATCCACACATAGTTTCTTAATTCATTTATTAAGTTCTTGCTTCTAGATGTTATAAAGATCTTATTTTGATTTATAAGATTTAAACCATATTTAATACTATCTCTACCTTTTTTTACAGGATATACTATATGTCCATAGTGGTTTAATTCTGCTATTGATTTTGGTTCTGCACTATCCGCATAAATAATATCATCAACACTATAAGTTTTAAGTAAGTTACTTATATCTCTATTTAATAAACCTTTTTTATAAATGATCTCATCAAATATATAACTATCATTATATTTATACATAGCTACTAAAGATGTTGGGTCGTTACTATAACCAAAATCCATACCATAACAAAGTATTCTTGCTTCTGTTGGTAGTTGTGTTTCTTTCCAATCTGGTATACATACTCCTTCTAAACTACCTAATTGACCTAAACCGTATACTTTCCACCAGTTTTTCCAATATGTACTTTTATTAGCTTTTTCTTTAGCTGACTCTATTTCTTTAACAATTGTATCTGGTAATGCCTCGTTATCTTTATATGTTAATGTGATAAAATCTACATCTTCTCCATTTAAGACCTCCCTATCAACCCAGAATGAACTAGTAGGGTTATAATCTAGCCATATGTTATTGCTTGTTCTGACCATTAATTGCTGATATGCATCAAACGGTATATTATTACATTCGTTAATATATAAATCTGTTCTTCTTGCTCCACGTAATTTATCAGGCATATCTGTACTAAAGAACTCAATATAACTACCATTAGTAAAATTATACTTAAGTGTAGACTTGTTAAACTGTATATCTCTATATCTATTTAACATCATCATTATTTTCAAGAAGTCTTTTAATGCTCCTCTTCTTAAATGCGGTACTGATTCAGATACTATACTTATTTCTAAATTAGGATTCTTAATTGCTTTATCTATTAATATAGGTATAATACCAAAAGTCTTACCGGCTGATGTTCCACCACGTATGACTTTAATTCTTTTATTTAATCTGTAAAGCTTTTTAATTGCAGTTGTTACTACAAATTCCATTAAATGTCAAATATTGGTTGTTCTGTATTTAAAGTAATATCTTTAGTTTCTTTTGGTTTACCAGCATAATAATGATAAAATAATTGTACATATTTAAAATCACCATTTTCAATACCAGCTTCTAAAGCTTTATAAGCCTTATCTTCTAAAGGTGTAAGTCTTTCAATTAGTTTAACTTCTTCAGACTTAGATTTTCTACCAGAACCTTCTCTTTTACCGCCTTTCATTCTTTGAAAAAAATTGATTAATCAATAGAACAATAAAAAAAAATAACTTTTGTTAATACATAGCAAGTATCTTATCTAGTCTATCTATTATAAGATCTTCTTTATCTTCAGGTATTCTATTAACTAGATCTATTAGTCTATTATTTTTAATACTTCTAGACTCTTCTATTTCTTTATAAGATTTTATTTGTTCTTTTAGTTCGAATATTTCAAAGTTAAGTTCTACACATTTTTGTTTTAACTTAACGTGGTTATCCTCTTCTGTTATATCTTTAAGGTCTTTTATTTTAGTCTTTGCATTGTTATATGCATATTCTAACATTTTATTGTGTTTCATCCACATTGGGAATTGTGACAAAGAATATACTACCGTAGAATGATCTTTATTTACAGAGTCACCTATACTGTGTAAACTTAAATTAGTACTATTTTTTAATAGTGTATAATATAATCCTCTTGCTTCACAATATTTTCTTTTTCTAGTAGGATTGTCTACATCTAAACCTAGTTCTTTATTTACTATGTTTTTATATCTTGTTATTTGATCTGCCATTTTTGTTTCTTATTAATTTAGTTATTTTTATTAATTCTTTCATTTCTATTTCTTGTATCGCTTTATATATACCAGCGCATTGTTCATACATTTCTGTTTGCTCGTAAAGTTTTAATATTTTTTTTAATTTAGAAAGTGGAGTTCCTTTTCTATAATCGTGAATAGACATGAGGTAATATTCTTCTTTAATATCTTTCTCATTCACAAAGTTCCTTTTATTATATATTCATTTAATTCATACTTTTTTTTTACAAAATATTGCTCAAATACTTTTAAACCATATTCTACTTTATCTTTGCCTGATAAATAAAACTCTTCACTAACGTTATAATGTCCTAAATCACCTGTTGACTTGTCTATAGCGAAAAAGAAAAAGTTTTCATAACTAACTTTAAATAGTTCACAATAAATATATACTTGAACATCATAACCATATTTTTTAGCTGACCAAGGAAAAGCTTTCAAATCGGACGTTGTTTTAAGATCAGCAACATAATCGGTTCCTAATATATCTGCTTTAGCTCTAAAAGGATAACCTTGTAACACATCAAAGCCTGGTTGTTCAAATTTAGCTCCTCTAGTTAATTGTTGCCATATGTCATTTTGTAGTAAAGCATCTACTGTATACATAGCTTTATCATATTCTCTTCTTGTATAAACAAATTGATCGCTACCTACTTCTTTTACTTTGTCTTTATATGCTTTTGTTACTGCTGACTTTACTTCTACTATATGACATAAAGAATCTAATTTATCTGGCTCTAATGCCGCTAAATGTATTAATCTACCTGTCTTAAATGCTTTACTATCTGATTTATAATTTAAAGATCTAGCATAACTTTTAGGAGAATCTATTAGTGATTTTATAGCTGAAGAACTCAACGCGTATTTACCTAACTCTCCATAGTAAAAAGAATCATCATACATTTTTTCTAATAATTTGTCTTTATCATAAACATCACCATTTAATAATTGTATCTTTTCTTTTCTTTTGCTTTTATTATATATACTTTTTAATTCATTAATAGTAATAAAACAGGTATCATCCCCGTGGTATGAGCCATTTAAGCTAACGTGTAAAGCGTGTAATTCATTTTCTGTTTTAAACTCATATACTTCATTATTAATCCTAATTTCTAATCCTTCTTTAGCCCAATCCATAAAGGCTATTTTAGGTGTCATAAAAGTTACATGTTTCCATGTAGATTTTTTGGTTACTATTCTCATATTAATTATCTTTTATAAAGGTTCCATTTATCATTTTACCCGTCCTGTTTTTTATTACATTATAAGCAGAGTCGATACAATCTTCTATTTTTAAACCTCTTAACTCAGCTAAATTAGTTAATACTACAATCATATCACCTATAGCGTCTATGACTTCTTCTTGATCATTATCAAGTAAAGCTTTTGCTAATTCACCTGATTCTTCTTGTAATTTTACATATTGAGTTCTAGCGTCTCCTTTTTCTAAGATACCTTTTTGTTTTGCCCATTGTCTTATTAATTCAAATCTATTCATATATTAGTTTTTAATTGTTGGATCAAAATTAGATCTACCACACAAAGGATAAAGGTGCGTATAGTATTCTGTTCCTTTTTTAATTCTTTTTTTATTTTTAAATACAATATCCTCTGTGGCTATTTGATATTTTCTACCACAATAACCAATTGTTTTTCTGTCTGGTTTTTCTATATTTATAGAACCAATATATTTACCATTAACCATATACTCTAAAAAGTAACCTAAATTTTCATATTTAATACCGTAATGTGCATTCATAGTTTATAAGTGTTTTTTTATATAAGCTAATATAATAAACATTTTATTAACAGAAAAATTATTTAATATTTTTTTTATAGTGTCTTTCATATATATGTAGGTTATGAGCAAAATGTACATAATAACCTTGTTGTGAATTTAAACTATTAGCAACTAACTCATGTAGTTTTAAAAAACAATAAGCATCGTTACAAAAACCAAACCATAAATCATTACTTCTCATCATAACAGTCATATGTAATTTTTCTGAGTCAGGTGTATAATAAAATTGTATAGTTAAAGTACATGGCGTGTCTTTACTATAACCAGTATGTTCTTTACCATCATAAATACTCAACACAGCTCTACGCGAATATTTATTTTTTTTTAATTCTTTTATTACATATTGTAATTGGTTATTTCTTGACCATTGCCAACCATAATTGCTATTAACATAACCACGTTCATCCATATGATTATACCATATTTTAGCAACTTTAGCTATTTCTATAGCTGATCTGTTTTTAGACAAATACCAATCCCACTCTAGCTCAGCATAGGTTTGTTTAAAGTTTCTAAAAGGTGTTTTAACTATTTTTTCTGATGTATCTACTATTGTAAATATTTGATTGTACAGAGCTTTAGTTCCTGTTTCGTTAGGAACTTGACTATCTAATTTATCATAATAAAATTCAAAAGCTTCTGTTACTGTATCAAATTGCCACATGTTTTAAATATTCTTTATGTTGTTTTTCAATTAACTCTTTACTATACATTTTAGATAAATTTAATACATCTTCTTTATTTGTAACATATAATATATCTTTTAATGTTTTGTCTTGTATAAGATCTTTATTAGGATCATATTCAATTGGTATTGCAGCTAAACAATTAGAGGCTAAAGTTTCATAAAATCTAAATGTAACAACGTTGTCTTCATGTTCTTCATCCGCTAATATTAAACTTACTTTGCATTCATTTAATTTATTTAATAAATCTTTATGTTTTAATTTTTTTATAAAAGTAGATTCTATTTTATTTGTTTTATAACCAATTAA